CTTTTACTGTTTGCCCAATTGGAGTATCTAGAACAATAGAATTTCCATAAACATCATCACCAGACCAAAAAAGATCAATTGTTCTGTGAGAAACCCGGTCTAGATTCAATTGAGGGGTAGGTGGATGCCCTAATTCACCAACAGCTCTGCCTGATTTAACATATTCATTAATATATTTTTCTACAGCAGGTTGTAAAATATTTGATTCGTATATTCTTCCATTTTTATTTTTTACATTAGCCTGAAGATAGATTCCCTTGATATAATAATTTTTTGTATCAGGTTTGCCTTCTTCAGTTAATGATTCTTCAACAATTTCAATATCGTTAAAGGTTTGTTCTGTGATAAGTTTCATTTTAATCTTTCTCTAGCAGTTTAGAAGCAACTTTGATTCGTTGTTCTTCCATTCTATCAGCAATTTTTTCTCTGATCAGTTCATTAAAATGTTCTTTAGTCTCAGAATGCTTTTTATTTAAAATGCTATCTAACATTTTTTGGATTGATTTTTCATTCATTTTAGTATGCCCCTTTTAATTTGACACCAACATAATCAAGGATAATGGTCCATGCTTTTTTGATTTTATTTTCTTTAATAAGGCGATCAACTCTTGCTATTAAAGAATGATCGCCTTTTTCTTTTGCTTTCATATAAAATTGTGCAACTTCCATTAAACCTATGTTGCCGTCATATGATGCTTCTTCAATTTCCTTCATTTTTATTCTTGCAGATATAATTGGATTCATTTAGTTTTCTCAGATAATAGTTGATTCTTCTTTGTCTGTTTCTAAATCTTTTCTTAGATCATCAAAATTAAAATCAGCTTCGTCGTCAGCTGGTTTGGATGTTTCTGAATCATTATTTCCTAAGTTATTGTCTGAACCATAATCTTCGCCATCTTCATCTTCATAATTGCCAGCATCTTTTTCTTTTTTGATTTCTGTATCCATTTCGTCCATTTCAAATTGAGATTGTTTAAGGATATTCTGACGAATCCATTTCTGTGAAAAATATTTGCCAGTATAGGTTTCTAGGTCATTCAATAATCCAAGACGTTCTCGTAATATTTCCGTTTCTTTTAATTCAGCATAATAATTATCTTTATTATAGTCAATTCTGATAGCTGGTAATAATGTGTCATACCATTCTAGTTCATTAACAATATTTTTTAGTCTTAATTGAATATATAATGCTTGAGTAAATAAAATCGAAAATTTTCTGCGTAGTCTATTAATTAACTTTGAAAATTTTATTTCTTCTCTTGTAATTTCTGATGCTCGACCAATAGAAAATCCTGTTTCTTGGATCAATCGTTGTAACGGAACATTTAATGATCTAAATAGTTTCTTTTGGAAATATTCTAAATCTTCTTGTGCGCCTTGATTAGTTTGACCTGGTAATGTTTGAACATCTGTTCCCGAACCTCCAGAATTCATAACGAAAATACCAGAAGCAAGAGCAAAGTTATGAAAATCATGGTAAATATGATTTTCATCAATTGTTAATGTACCTACAACAGCCTTTTCATTTATTGTTTTTACTGAATTAACAATCCTAAAGTCAGAAATCATAAAATTTTTGTTATTTATTAAATATGCAGATAATTCATCAGACGTTTGTAATTTCCCTGCTTTTTTCTTTGTTCCGTCTCGCATTATAAATTTATGCTCTGGCGTACAGCGAATAACTTCATTATTATCAAGAGTAACTTCTACTAGATCAGCATTAACATTAGTAATACCTGCCCAAGAAATTAAACCTGGAACGATCTCCCCTTTAGGGCTTACAGAATATGTATAATTTTCTATACCAATATTAAAATCACTAATCAATTCAGCTAAAGTTTTAATTGAATTATCAAATAATCGTATGCCTGTTTTTAGATCGAGACAGCGGCGTGGCAACCAAAAATCCTCAACCATCGCAATTTGTTGTCTAGCATCTTTAATTTCACCGGTTGTTCCGTCATAAACTATTTTATTTCTAAATTTTGCGATTACAGACTGAAGATATGCTTCTGCTTTTGATGTAGGCAAATTCCCAACATCAATATAAAAAATTCTACGTTCTGGGGCTCTAACTAATCTATAAACGATCTGTGCGTCTTCTAGCATTCTTAATTGATTCACAGTTTTTATAGATCTGTGAAGATATGAAATAACATTTTTTCGTTCTTCGTCTAACAATCCAGACGGAACAAAAATAATAGCATCTTTGTGGATTTCTATTTTATTTGTAACAGATGAAAAAGATTTTCCTTTGAAAACTGGAATTTTTTCTTCGTATAGATAATATTCTTTTACAGTTCTATATAACTTAATTTGCGATTTTGGATCTATTGTTTCTTCTACTTCTTTGATTTTTCTAATATTACAAGGATCAATCCTACGAAGCTCTTTGATATATTTATTTTTTTCGTCTGGTATAACATGGAAAACTAATCGACCATCTATATACCATTCTTTAAATAAATCAAATCCGTCAATAGTAAAATCCAAAAGATTTAGAACATGATCGAATTCATTAAAAATTTTCTTTTGTAATGTTTTTGGAATAGTATCTTCTATAACTAAATTAACAGGGCCGTTTTCATCATCTGAGATAATTGCCTCATTTGTTATTTCAGAAATAGCTTGTTCACATTCTGGATATTGTGCTATTTCCCTATATCTCTGGATCCTACTAATATCTGTAATATCATATCCACCAAAATCTTGATGATATGCAATCTGATGAGTACCAGCAGCAATAGAAACAAAAGAACCATCGTCAGAGCTAGGCGGAATAAATGATTCTAGTTCTTTTGTTTTACTGTTTGCTTTAAAAGTCAAACCCATAAATGTAAAATCATTCGCTTCTGTAAAAAGCGAATTCTCTGGTTCAATCACATTTTGTATTTGTTTTGCCATGATTTAAAATTAAATTACAGTCCCGCCATTTCCTTGTGCAATCCAATAGTCATATTCGATTGTAGCTGAAAATTCTTCGACAGTGTTAGTTGTTCCATACGCAAGAGCAATTTCCGCAATATTTTGACACCAACAACCGATAAATTGATATGTTCTTAGTGTTTCACCAAATTTATCTAATTGGTCTACAAACATTTCAGATTTATATGCGGCTGGGCGCTGATTTCCGACGTTAGTAATATGGGTATTTAATGGAGCACTCATCCAACGCTCAAACACACCACGTACAGCAAAATCGGTATCATTGATAACTGTAACAGTCCAAGGTTGAAAGGTTCGGTCTCCAGCAACTTTAATTTCTCTGCCTCTGAATGGAACAGGAACAGTTCCAATGTCAGCAGCAGGAATAGATGCAGCATTACAAAGAAAGGTTGTTTTTTCTGGTAATTGTGGGCCGCCAGTTAGCAATAAAGTAGCACGAAATAGATTAGGTCTAGCACCGCCTCCATCTAAACGAGCTTTGAAATCTTCGACAAACATTGACATATTAAGGGTTCTCCGTTTAATTTATTTATTTTTATTATTTATATAAGTTACGAATAGATGGTATAGAATAATTCAATTCTTATTTTCTTTTGTTAGGCTTTATTCTTAACCCTGAATTTAGTTTTCTTGTATTTAAAAGGGTCAAATATTTTTTCAATACAGCAGGTTTAATTTTCCCGGTAAATGCAATATCATATGATTCTGTAGTATTAGTATAAAGAAATATGACTGCGGTTCCATCTACTGTTCGTTCTATCCTAATATCATTTCCGTATGCTTCTATTTTATTAGCTTCGTGAATTGTTCTATCATTTAGAACAACTTGATTGTCGAAAAATACAAAACGAATTTGCTCTTCTGGCTTTTCTTTTTCTTTTTCTGTCAATAAAAATTGTTTGAAACTCATTACACCTTCTCCAAGTTCACCACTAGGTTTAATGGCAATATAATCATCGTAATCACCTAATTCTACTTCGTATGCTGTCATAATTTTTAATTGATGATTTGGTTCATATACACACCATTCTGGGGATCTAATATTATCGGTTTTATCTATTCCTGCGGCACTATAATTTTTATTTCTTAGACCTAATTGTGCCTCCATTTCAAATATATACCCTTTGGTTCCTTTTTTTCTAGTTAAACCTGAGTTGCCAACATATTGAGCGGATTTATCTATTTTGTTGGAAAAATACACACCATCTCCTAACATTTTTCCGGTAGTTAAATTTGGATCGTTAATAACTCTGAAACCAAATCGTAAAATCATGGAAGCCCCAATTCCACCAGTTCCATGAAAAGCAGGATTTATGATTTCATTATTGACCCCGTCATTTGCCATTCTTTTTGTAAATTCTTCGTATTGTTCTTGTGGTAAATGAACAGAGAACGATCTTTTAAATAATGGGTATATATTTCCGTGTTTTCCAGCATGATATGATTTAATATAATTATATGTTTTTTTATCAAGCTGTTCTTTTGTTACTGTATTTTCTGTGATTTTAGGTTCAGGTATAATATTTGCTGTTTTGACATGGTCTTCTATTTTTTTATTGTATGACGTAAATGTGTCAAACTTGCTTTTTCTTGGTAATTTAACTTCTTGTAACTGTACATCATTATAAGACAAAATTTCTCTAATTCGTTTAGATGTTAGGTTATCCATAAAAGAAATTTTTGACTGTCCAAATGAACTTTTCAAAAGGTGGAATGATGCAATTTTTGATGTAATATGGGATTGCTGATATGGTTCTAGTGATTTAAATACTGTATCTATTAATCCAGGGTTTGCGCCCATATGATCAAAAAACATATCAGTAAAACATTCAATTGCAGCAGATTTTTCTTCTCTTTTTAGTCCTTTGAATGATTCTTTAGAAAATGTTTTCAAAAATAAACTATTAGGATTAACAGCAATACTTTTTATAATATCTATCGTTTTTTCTTTGTCTAAACTAATTAAAAAGTTAAAGAAATCTCTAGGATTGGTATGTAATTTATAATAAACGCCACGCCCATCTTCGATTTTTAACATAGGATCTAAATCTTTTAGCATTTCAAAATAGAAAGAATTTATTTTAGAATTTAAATTAAATCTACTTAAAAAATTATAAGCAGCCGCAGTAATCTTTTCTTCATCAGTAAAATTTAATTTTGAAATAATATCTTTATATTTTTTATACTCAGCTTTTACATCTTCATCAGAAATATTTGGATTTGTTTCAAATTTTTTGGCAACATCTTCATGATTTTTATTCAAAACTGTTGCTTTAACAGTAAAATCAGTATCTGGATATTTTGTTATTCGTTCTAGACATTTTTCTGAAAAATCATCTGGGGTTAAGTCTGCGTCTAATATATAAGGATGAGAATAAAGACGCGATCCTCCTCCATCTATTATCTTGTTATCTTTTACAGGTAACGATATAGATATAAGTTCTTCTGTATGTCTAGATGTAATATTTTTAAAAAGCGCGCCCAGAATTTTATAAAATGGTTCATCACTTGAATTTCTCGAATAGCTACCAAAGGCATTAAAAACAGTATAATAAGCTGTAGCTTGATATGTCTGATTGATATATCTAATAGATCTAATAGCATTTCCTCCACTTAAATTTTTAATATCAAATTCTAATTTCTTGGCAAATACTTCTTCTATTATTTTTTCTAGTCTTGTTAATTCAGAAACATCTGGATTAAATGTTTTGGATTTTTTTGGAACAATCGCCAAAGAATTTCCTATTCTTGACCATGTATTTCTTAATTGAGAATACGCAAAATCTGTATCAGACTTTCCTTTTAATTCATTGGCAATAGTCCTAATATATAAATTCGAAAGATCTTTTGTTTCACAGAAAAAATCTTTCGAGACTAAAACATTATGATTAAAATCAGTATCAAAAAATTTATCCAATTCATCTGGGGTGTTAATGTTATTTAATATTTTAGCATTTAATTCTTTTATATAAGGAAATTCTCCAAATAAAATTCCTGACTCTAATAATTTTGCTTCGTATTGTTTAAAAGACTCTAAAATAAAATCTGGAAAATCTGAAATCTCATTTAATGGTCCTTCAAATAGTTCATCAAATTTTCTTCGCAAGTTAAGAACCGGAAGTAGCCCTAAAGCTTTAGTATAATTTTTTGCTAATTCTTCTTCTATTTCTGAGTTGTATTTGATATTAAATGTGTCAAAAATAACTGGAAGACTATCAGCAACGGCTATTCCATTAGCATTAAATAAATCAAATGACCATTTCCTAAGTATTTTTGTGTCATCAGAATAATCAGGAAATGAACTTGTTATTGCTCCAAAAATCCATTCAGTTGTAAATGGAAAATTAACGATTGCTTTTTTAGGAACAACAGGCGGAGCAACATTTACTGGAACTGGGGCTACAGGTTGAGTTGCTGTAACCTTTTGTTCTGTCTCAAATTCGGTATCTAATTCTGGAATTTTGTTGAATCGCCCTTGTGTAAATAAAGGAGCAAACTCAGCGCAGATTTCTTTATGCTTGTTTCTAATTTTAAATAATCTATATGCTAATCGTTCTAAATTTTCAGTGGGGGTGTTAATATAGGTATGAAATATTTTTTTCACATCTGGGGACAATGACTTAATAAAAAATCCTGGTTTCATGTCAGATAACCAAGTTCTAATATAAGTTTCATCAATGGATTGTACTGAACCCATTTTTAATTTAACTAAAAATTTTGTAATTTGATCTAATTGGGTAGTTGTACGAATAATGCCTTTTTCATGTAATAGCTTTACTACTTGTGAAATATCGTTATTATCTTGCCCAATTTCAGCAGGCCTTAATTTTTTTTCTCGCTTGAAATAATTTTTAACCGGTTGCTTATTTGTAGCCCCTGCATATACTCCGATTATTCCAAGAAAAGAAAATACAAAAGCATCAGCTAATGTTGTGTCATTATTTTTTAAATCTTCCCTTTCTTGAGGTGTAGTATAAAGAGAATTTTCTGTGACTAATTGAATATAATTTCTAATATAAGGGGTAAGAGACATTTTTGATTTATTCCAAATAAATTTGTTTGTTGATTTATTTATTATACTTTATTTGTTAATAATGTGAATCTAATAAAAATTCACATTATTAACAAATAAGAGACTCTGTTGAAATTATACAATAGAGTCTCTTTTTGTCAACTAAAAATATTATGTTGTTAAATCATTTTTCAGACCGACAATTTCTTCAAACTTTACTCCAGTTCGGACTGCAATAAAATTAAGCGTAATGAAATTGATTGATCTTGCGGGTTTCAGGTAGATATCAGCCACAAATTGATTAGAATCAATGATTTCTGGTGTATTGTTACTCTCATCACAAACAACCAGAAAATCGTATAGACCACGGCGACCCTTTACCTCACGTAGATAGGGCTCAACCATATTTTTAAATGAAGCGCGGGTAAATGCGTCATTGAACTCAAACAGATAGAATTTGGCAGCTGTTGCAATTGCCTTTTCTAGGACATTGAAGAGTCTTCGAACATTGATTCTGTCAAATGCAGATGGTCTTGCAAGTAATGTTCTATCGCCAAATAGTACTGTTCCTTGACCCGGGAATTGAACAATTGGATTTACCCTGTTTTTATATAGTTCATCGCGAGATGTTCTATTAGGATTATATGCAAGCTTGGTGACATTTACTAATTGACCACGATTTAAACCTGCTGGAGACCACCAAGGGTCTGCAACATGATCAGTATATGCGCAAAGACCAGCCATATGACCAGAGGCAGAAATCCAGCGATATTTGTCATTATATTTGTCATATACTTTTAATGCAGTAGATTCAATTACACCAAAAGAAGTAGAAGTTAACTCTCGTGCAAAATCAATAACTCCTTCTTGGTCAACAGAATCAACTGATCCATATTGCCCAAATAAAGGAGGCGAAACAAATGCAACAGAATCATGTCTTGTTCTAGCAATAGCAATAATGTAGTTTGAAAATGTTTTAGCATTTGCAAGAGTAGAAATATCTGGAGGATCCCCACCAATTAGTAAGTTAATGTCAACTGTTTCTGTGTCCTTAAATAAATCATACCCAGAAA